GCCCGTTAGGAATGAAGATGTATACCAAGTTCCACCACCGGAGTTTTTAGTAAATCGTGCTTCATATCGTGTATCCAAGTCAACTGATGATGTTGGAAATACTGAATAGTCGGTTTGTAGTTTAAATGAGTCTAATGAAGATGACGCTTGGCCAGAACCACTTGCATAAAAAGTCCATCTAAATGAATACTCACCACTTTGGTCCGTAACAAAACTTGCAGTATAATTAACCGATGCAGTAATTACATTGAAATGTTCTACTCTACCATCTGGTTCTAAAACCTCAAACTTCATTGTAGAATAACCATCTCCAAAGTTTAAATCAAAACTAGCAGTGTATCCAACATCTTCAATCAAGTTGTAGTTTCTATTAGCAGAACCACCACCAAAATTTGATGAAGACATAAATAGTCTTGATTGACTTACAAGTAAAACAGGCGGTTCGCCACTTGAACCACTAATAACATTGTTTAAGAAATATACACTTGAGAACCCTGATACGACAAATGTATCATTAATAAAGGTTCCGTTTGGTTGTTGTGTATAGATGTAAAAATTATCTAAATATCCAGCAGAACCAACAACACCATCTCTATCATAAAACGTAAATGACATTTCATAATCGCCGGTATTTGGCGCTGTGAAATATACTGATTGTGTTGCTGGGGCTGTGATTGATTGTGTATAGTTTGATAAGCTTGTTAGATATGTTCCATTGTATGCAACTCTAAAATCAATACCCGTTAATGTGTACGGGTCTATTTCAAAATTAACATAGTATGTGGAACCGGCTTCAAGAGAAGCGGTAGTCACAACAGTACCACCACCATAGTTTGAAGCAGATAATTCTAATCTTTCACCAACAATACTTGCCGTTGGAGCAGTACCATCAATACCTTTAATACTTTGAGAAAGGTCTAATCTAAAATTACCAATTCCGGTTGTAAATAAGTTTGCATCAATTAATCCAGCAATAGTTTGTGGGTCAAATGGGTCGTTTACATTTTCATTTGCAACATCCCAAGTAGAGCCACTAGCACGATATACCCAAGACACATCCGTCACATTGTGTGGTGTATCTGACTCTTTACCTAAACCTTCTACCCACGATTCCTTTACAGGGTAAACATACAATCTATAATCAGTTTCAATTTCATCTTCTTGAGTCACTTCAAGATTTAGATAGTATTTAACACTTCCGGAAATATCACCAGCAGATACCGACTGTGATACCGCATTTAAATCAAATTGTAATAATACTCTACTATTACCAATCAAAGAGGAGTTATCTATATCGTAAAATTTACCAACCTCAAGAATCTCATCCTTGCCAGTATTCTGGTTTTTACGAAGAGTATCCTCGTAAATAGTGGCGTCTTTTTTTGGATAAATTCTATAAATCATTTTCTACCTCTTAATAAGTCATTGGTATTACCTTACCTTTAATGTCAAGGTCAGGGTATTTAATTTCAAAAATAGATGGGTCTTTTGGTGGGTACACAACGCCTTGTTTTGTTGCGTTTTTAATATCGTATTTGTTTGGAGAGTATACACCATCCCATTTATTTACGATTTGTAAACCACCCAATCCATCTCTATCAGGTCTTACAACAGTTTGAACTCCATCAATTCTATCTAACAATACATAAATTTCTGATAGCATAATTGGCTGATTGATTTGTCTTTTATCAATGTTGAAATAATCTTTCAATGCGTTGATACACTTTAATAAGACTTCGTTTGAATTGTAATTTGGAAGAACGATAATTTCAAACTCAACACCCACGTTTACAATATATGCGTTCTTAATGTTCACAGCATCAGTCAAGATTCGGTAGTATGAAAGATAGTTCTTTAAGTTTTCTTTAGTAGCAGTATTTAGGTTTTTCAAATTTTTATTTGAATCATAACCCAAAACATAAAGGTTCAATGCTAAAGGATTTGCAATTGGATTTGGACCATCATCAAGAAGTGTTTGAACCTGCCAATCTGGAGCAAGAAATGCTTTTGATACTGAACCAAATTGTGGTGGTAATGCGTATGCTCTTAAAACATAATCTTCTTTGGTGACTGCTCTATTTTGTGCTGCAAAGTAAGCCATTGCATTTTGGCGAACTTGTTCAATTTCTTCCTCGTACTTACCACCACCTGCAGCAGCTTCGTTAGTCACAGCAACGGAGTTTTGAACTACTCTTAAAATGTCAGCATTTAGAGCAGATGTATTTGTGTTTTCAAATACAACTGTATCAACTTCAGTTAGGTCTCTTGAAGCAACATTATCTAATACTCCATTACCAATACGATATGTCACAGTCAACGTTGTATTTGATGGAGCCACACCATATGTCTTTGAATACATAAAGTTAGATGGGTCAATACCTTGGTCTAAATCACCGGTTGCAGGGTAAAGAGCTGACCCTACATTGTCTGGGTTTGGAAGAATTTCTTCATCAGCATTTGATGATACACCCGCTCCAAATTGAATAGTAATTGAACCATCTTCTTCTACACGAGTAATGTATCTTTTTGGAACTCTTTTTAATCTTAAAAGATATGGAGTTTCACCTGCATATAAATTATAGTTTAAAGAATATGCGGATGAATTAGGAACTTGTTCAAAAATAGTATCTTGAGCCAAGAACGGAACCTTATACCAAGTATCACCATTGTCATCAACAATCTTTACAACATCAATTAGGTTTTCATCTTCAATACGAATTTTGTCGTAAATCTTTGGAGAGCCAAAAGTAAAGTCTTGTGTTATTTCTTCACCACTAACAGCTTTAACATACTTCTTTAATAGGTAATATGTAGGTTCGGTTGTAGTTTCATTTGTTTGATAAACCGTTACCTCGGTTGGGTCAAGTGATGATGAAAACGCAAAATCTACTTTTTGAGTAGTTGAAAACTGAATATCTTGGTTGGTAGAAGAATTAACTTTCATACCTTCTTTGATTTTCAAAGCGTAATCAAAGTTTGGGGATACGTTGTCACCACTACCTTGTGCTGGAATAATTTGATATACCGTCAAAGTAGTTGTCGCAGGAACGTTTAATTTTGGTTGGTATCCAAGTGCTTGAGAAATAAGGAATACATTACCTTTTTCTTGAGCTTGTTCAAGGATTGATTCTCTTAACTGAACATCGGTGTAATATGAAAGAACATCACCCACATATGATGCCATTTCCATAAACATCATACCCGGAGATGATTCGTTGAAATCATTGTATGTTTCAGGAAAGTAATTTTTAGCAAAGTCAATGAGGTTCTTTCGGAAATCCCCAAAGTCCCTACCAATTAAACTTACTTCTTTATTTACTTTATCAGCCATTTATAATCCTCAAGCAATAGTTAGACCACCTTGTTGGTCTACCTGTATAATTATGGTTTGGTTTGCGCCGGTTTCGGTCACTCTAAAATTAAGTGATATATTAACTCTATTAGAATCAGGATTTGCATCCACAATAACATCATTTAATAAAATATAGGGTAGCCAAAAATTTATATCTTCTTTGATGGATGCTCTTAAATTGTCTTCAATAAAACCACCAATTTGCTCAAATAAAAGAGAATAAACATCGGTCCCAAAAAGAGGTTGAAATGGTCTTTCACCTTTTCTTGTTAAAACCAAATTTTTTAAATTAGAAATGGCTTGGTCTTCAGTAGTGTAAGAAGATTGAAAAACACCAGCTCCCCCAAAAGGTAATGTCACCCCAACGGCAACATTCTTTTTTAGGTCAATAGGATTTATTTTCCATTCCTTACGAACAGCCATTATCTACCTTTCTTAGCGTTGATTGCTTTCATTAGACCAGAGTAGTCTCGTGTCAATGCATTTACCACCGCTTCACCCGCTGGAGTTTGTTTTAGTTGGTCAACAGAAACAGCACCACCTTCAGTAGTTTGAAGAATGCCTGGTTTTTGATTTGACATACCACCCCAAGCCATTGCTTGTGTAGAATTAAAAGCACCACCCATAGAGTTGATACTTCTCCACTCACCACCATTTGCAGTTTCGTTTAGAAGTGAACCAAATTTACCTTCAAACTTTGGACCGGACTTCTTTTTAGGAGCTTGTGATTCAAAAATGTGGTCAACATCCAAAGCGTCTTTCTCAACTTGCTTTGGTTTTGATTGTTTCATTTCTTTAAGAATAGATTCACGAATGGCCTTTTCTCTTCTTGCCACTTCTTTTTTCACTTCCTCTTGGACAATGATTTGAATCGCTTTAAATAGTTTATTTGTATCCATATGAATAAATATCAATTTTTCATTAATTGTAGTTGAGTTGTAATTTGAGCAACTCCGGCTGTAAGTTTAGATATTTCAGCCGTTACGGATGGGACAGCCGCTACTCCAGCGGTTGCTGACAATCCCGTTGTCACAGCGGTTAATGCTGTGGTGATTGTTGTAAGTTGATTTTTAATTTGTTCAATTTGATTAAACATATTATTCATATCAGCTTTCCAATCCGGAGTAGAAACATATACACCTTTTTCACCACTTAAAATAACACCATCCTTTTTTGAAACCAACATAACTCGGTCAGAGGTTATTACTACTTGTGGGTTTTCATACACAGCGCTTGGAGTTACGCCTAATGAAAGTGGTCGTGTTTTGATTTGTAGTTTTTGTTTGGATGCTAAATAAATTGAAGCATCATCCTTATTAATATCTTCTACTACAAACTTGTTATACCCACGAGAAAATCCAGCACCATTTCTAATAATGGTGATTGGTGCTTCGGGTCGTGATGATGTCCAAGATGGTTCCAATGTAGCACCATCAACCAAATTGTCAGTTCTTCTTACATTTCGTGGAGTATAACCAAATCTAATAGATTGTCCAAATCTTCCCTCAAAAATAACATCACCAAGGTATGGTTGTAATTGAGATAAGTCAGACTTCTCAACAAATCCATTTCCAAACTTATGGGGTCCTTGGGTTGAGGTTTGTGCTGGAACTCCAGCAAAAGCACCATCTAAATTACCAAGCGATGATAGTGTTTTTGAATTTAATTTTGGTAATGCGTTATGGTTGATATTAGACTGAATACCTACTGTGGAAATATAGTAGTTTCTAACCGATGACCTTTTTTGTGAATTAGCATCTGCATTAGAACCCAACACCACCATAACCTGTTCCCCAATAACAGGAATCTTTTTAGAAGTCATATCCAATGGATACGCTTCAATGGTGTTACCAGTAAGACCTGTTGTAGTTGCTACATATATTTTGTATAACTTTTCAGAGTCTTTATCATCTAATACTATATTTTCTACCGTTCCAAATATCACAATTCATCCTCATCATCTTTTGGTAGGTCCTTTTCTACTTCAGTCATTGCTTCCATAAGTTGTTTCTTTTCTTCTTCGGACAACAACAAACCACCGCCATCACCATCAGATTCGTTCTTCATCATTCGTTGAACGATTGCTGCTAATTTAATTAACGCGTCATCATTCTTTACTGACACATCCAAGTATTCTTTAATTAAAGGAACTACTGAAGCAGCGTCACCCACACTCTTAACCATAGGTTCAAGTTGAGCAATCAACAATTTAATTTGTCGGTCTTTTTTTCTTGAATTGTTGTAGATGTCCGACATCAAATCAGAGAAAGTCTTACCTTTAAAAATTTCTTCATCTTTATGCATTGAAATCCCCTATGCGATGATTTAAGTTCTTTATACTACCCTTACTATAATCGGAATATAGTTCAGCGTAAATTACCTTATATCTACCAACAATCTTTGTGATGTATTGAGTTGATACGCCGGTACGTTCTCTAATAAGTATGTATAAGGCCTTTTTGTTGTATGAATATAGATTGTCTCGGTGTCTGAATAATTCATTCAAAGAGTCTGCGATTTTCTGGTCTCGTTCTTTTGGAAA